CTGGAGCATATAAAGCACCAGAATTACAAATTAGTAAGCATACACAAGTACCGTCATTTAAGACAGCTGACGAAGCTCGCCCAACAGGTAGTGTTTGGTTAAAAACAACTGAACCAAACTTAGGCGCTCGTTGGAGATTTAAAGTATGGAACACGGATACTAACTTATTTGATGAAGTTGCAGCTCCATTACATCCAAACAACGAAACAGCATTGTACGAATTAGATAGAGTAGGTGGTGGATTTAATTTACCAGCAGGTGCTAGCTATGTACAAACAAACACAACAGCAGCTAGCGAACCACTAGCAAACTTTACAATCTATTCAAGAGCAACTAATGGTGCTACAGTAATAACTGGACAACCAAGAAGTGCTGGTGATTTTGTTAACGCAACAAGTTATGGTGTAACAATTGCTGAATCAGATGCAGGTTCAAGTACATTTAATGCCGGTATTGCAGTAACATTTACAGGTACAGGTGCAGCAGACGATACTGAATTGTTTGCAGGTGCTATTAATAGTGCAGGATTTGAAAACGTAAGCGCATCAGTTGATGCACAAAATAGAATTGTAATTACTCATGCACAAGGCGGCGACATTAGATTTACTTCAGAAATTGGCAGCGTAATGGCAACAGCAGGTTTTGCAGTATTTGATGCAGCAAATCCATCTACAACAGCATTTTTACACACATTTAACAGTGTACTAACTGCAAGTAATTGGAAGAAAGCAGAATTTACCGCAGGCGATACTGCACCATCATCGTTAGCAGCAGACGGCGAGCTATGGTATAGTTCAGTAGTTGATGAAGTTGATATAATGATACATGATGGATCAACTTGGGTAGGTTATAAATCAGAATTTGCAAGTACAGACAACAATGGTCCAATTGTAAGTGCAACAGAACCTACTACACAGTCAGATGGCGCTACAAATTTACAAGAGAATGATTTATGGATTGATACTAGTGATATAGAAAACTATCCAACAATTTATAAGTATTCTAATGCATCTTGGGTACTAGTTGATAAAACTGACCAAACTACAGAAGATGGTATATTATTTGCTGATGCACGTTATGGTACATCAGGCGGTACTGCATCAGCTGCACCAGAAGCTACAATTGTAGATCTATTATCAAGTGATTACTTAGATCCAGATGCTCCAGATCCTGCATTATATCCAAAAGGTATGTTGCTATGGAACTTGCGTAGAAGCGGATTTAACGTTAAGCGTTTTGAGCGTAACTACATCGACTTAGCAGGCGAAAACGGTAGACAAGGCGATGTAAGTATGGCAGCATACTATCCACATCGTTGGGTAACTGATTCACCTAACCAAGCAGATGGCTCAGGTAGCTTTGGACGCATGGCACAACGTAGTGTTGTTGTTAAACAACTACAAGCAATGGTAAACAGTAATGATGACTTACGTGATGATGAATCTAGAATCTTTAACGTAATGGCAACTCCAGGTTATCCAGAGCTAATTGGCGAAATGGTAAGCCTAAACTACGATAGAGGCCTAAGCGCATTTATTGTTGGCGACTCACCATTCCGCTTAACACCAGATGCAACTAGCTTAAATGAGTGGGGTCAAAACGTTCGTTTAGCAGTTGAAGATAACGATGACGGTTTAGTTAGCTTTGATGAGTACATGGGTGTTTACTACCCAGCAGGCTTTACAAGTGATAACGCAGGTAACAACGTAGTTGTTCCTCCAAGTCATATGGCACTACGCACAATTGCACTAAGTGACCAAGTTAGCTATCCATGGTTTGCACCAGCAGGTACAAGACGTGGCGGTGTTACTAACGCTACAGCAACAGGTTACATTAATGGCGAAGGCGAATTTGTAAGTGTTGCACTAAACGAAGGACAGCGTGATACGCTATACTCAAATGCAGTTAACCCAATTACATTCCTAAACGGAAGTGGACTAGTTGTATTTGGTCAGAAGACTCGTGCAAGAAATGCAAGTGCGCTAGATAGAGTTAACGTTGCACGTTTGGTAATTTACATGCGTTCACAGTTAAACAAACTTGCAAAACCATACTTGTTTGAACCGAATGACAAAATCACACGTGATCAAATTAAAGCAGCAGCAGAAAGCCTATGCTTAGAGTTAGTTGGTAGTAGAGCACTATATGATTATCTAGTTGTATGTGACGAAACAAACAATACCCCGGCTAGAATTGATCGTAATGAGCTATATCTAGATATTGCAATTGAACCAGTAAAAGCAGTAGAGTTTATTTACATTCCGCTACGCTTGAAAAATACAGGAGAAATTGCAGGACTAGGCTAAGAAAAATAGGCCCCTGAAATATGGGGCCTTATTTGGCTAAATACTTGCAACAGGAGAAATATAAATGGCAATCTCAACATTATCAAAAATCACAGTACCACTAGCAAGCGATCAAAGTGCTAGCAACCAAGGCTTACTAATGCCTAAGCTACAATATCGCTTTAGAGTTTCTTTAGAAAACTTTGGCGTTAGTGCAGATACAACAGAAATAACAAAACAAGTAGTTGACGTAACTCGTCCAAATGTAACATTTGAAGAAATTACTTTAGACGTTTACAACTCAAGAAGCTACCTAGCAGGTAAGCATACTTGGGAACCAATTACATTAAACTTACGTGACGATGTAAACGGAAACGTTACAAAACTAGTTGGTGAACAACTACAGAAACAATTTGACTTCTTTGAACAGTCAAGTGCAGCATCAGGTATTGATTACAAGTTTGTAACTAGAATCGAAGTATTAGATGGCGGCAACGGCGCAAATGAAGTTGGCGTATTAGAAACTTGGGAGTGTTATGGTTGTATGCTACAAAACGCTAACTATAACACACTAAATTATGCAACTAACGATCCAGTTACAGTTGCTCTAAGTATTCGTTATGATAACGCAATCCAATCACCACAAGGTACAGGTGTAGGTACAGCAATTGGCCGTACAGTAAACACCCTAGTAACAGGCGGTGGCGGCGCAGCTTAATCTTAACTTATAGATTGCCGATAGTAAAGGGAGCGTATGCTCCCTTTTTTATTATCTACACACTTAACTACATCAGATAAATACTATTATGAAACTGAATGGCTTTTTAGATAATTTTTTCAATGCAGCATTGAACCCAGGCGGAAATGTTAAGGATTTCCAACATGCGCAACGTTTATATGTTGACGATGCTTTTAGGCTTGCCCCTAAAGTAAAATTTCTTTATTTTGTAAATTTTAATTTTAATGATCCAGTGTTAGCACAATTTCCTAAAATTAACTCAACGCATCATGCAGAACTGAATATGTTAGTAAAGCGTGTTGACTTGCCACAATATACTGCAGAAGTTTCTACAAAAAATCAATATAATAGAAAAAAGAATGTACAAACACGTATAGATTATCAACCTATATCAATGAGAATGCATGACGATAATTTAGGGTTGACTACTATGCTTATGGAAGCATATTACAGATACTATTTTAGGGATTCGAATATAACAACAATCGAAGATAGTTTCAATGCAAGAGGGTCGTATAATGCTGTAACAAATGGTTTAAGATACGGTTTAGATAATTCAAAACGTGTGCCATTTTTTAGAAATATAAAACTTTATCAATTTGCAAGACATGAATACACTGAATATACTTTAGTTAATCCAATGATTAGTCAGTGGGGACATGATACTATGGACCAATCAGAAGGCACAGGCGTAGCAGAAAATGCAATGCAAATTTCATACGAAAGCGTGTTGTACGATCGTCGTCCGATAGGAGTTGATAGTCCTGCTACATTTGCAAGTAGTCATTATGATCGTACTCCAAGTCCATTAGGAGTTGGCGGTGGCGGTACCGAAAGTTTATTCGGCGGAGGCGGTGTATTAGACGGTCTTGGTAGCATATTTGGCGATATAAAATCAGGCAACTTTGGTTTAGGTACAATCATTACAGCAGTGAATACAGCTAAAAATGCTAAAGGATTAAGTATTAACAGTATTAAAAAAGAAGGACTCAGTTTACTAGAAGGCGCTGCCGTAAATGCACTAAACAATACTGTAAGCGGAGTTGCAGGAGCAACATTTCCAAAAGGTTCAGGAGCAGGCGGCATACTAGATAAAACAAAAGCTACACAGCAAATATCAAATGCATCGACTGCTACAACACAGGCAAAAGTTGATGCTGCAAAAGCCGCAAACAATATAGTTACTGGCGGAGGAGGATAATAATGAGCAATACAACAAATTTACCATCCCAAGGAATAACACAACAACCAGACGGCGCAACAAAACAATTTTTTGATGCATATTATCAAAAGCCGTTGGAATTTAGTTCTAACGAAGTAGACAGTGTACTTAACTTTTTTACAAAAAGAGGATTCGACGAAGCAGCAGCCCGCAGTACAAGCACTGCATTATTGAGACAAGCTAAAATAGACAATGTTCCTATATTTTCAGTGTTAGATACACTAAAAGGTCTAGAAGAAGTACAACTGAGTCGAGTTGTAGCAGAAGTACTGAACTACTCAAGACAGAAAACAAGTGTACTAGGATTTACAACACAAGATACTAATGAAAGACTTGAGAAAAGGAACATACTTGTTTGACTATGGAAAGAGAATATATTGTTGTAGTCAATCGCGGTGTTGACCTAGAGCAGATTGATTCTGAGATAGCAGCAACTACGGGATCTAACTGTATACCTAATCGTAGTGTTGATGTAGCAAATCCAAGAGAAGGGTCTAAACGTATGACTCACTGGATGCTAACTGACGAAGAAGCTCAAGTATTAGCAGACGATCCTAGAGTACTATCAGTAGAAATACCACCAGATCAAAGAGACGACATTGAACTTATTAGTAATGCATCTCAGTCAAGCAACTTTTATAGAGTATACAGAGGTAGTCAAAATCGAGATCCAAACTCAGTTAATTGGGGATTAAGACGTTGTATTGAAGCAACAAATCCTTACACAACATTTAATCAAATATTAGGAAATTACGATTACGCACTAGACGGAACAGGTGTAGATGTAGTAATACAAGACAGCGGTATTGATCCTAATCATCCTGAATGGGAAGACAGAAGCGGCGTTAGCAGATTACAGCAAATAAATTGGTATCAAGAAGCATTCTTAGGCTCACCAATACAACAGTCTGCAAATCATTATAGAGATGCTGATGGTCACGGAACACATTGCGCAGGTATATCTGCAGGTAAAACATACGGTTGGGCAAAAGGCGCACAAATATTTTCTCAAAAATTACAAGGATTAGAAACATTAGCAGGCAGCGACGGCACCGGCATACCTATTAATACTGCCTTTGATTTAATTAGAAGATGGCACCTTTTCAAAGGAAACAATAGACCTACAGTAGTTAATATGAGCTGGGGATATGGTTCAACACAAACATCTTCTCCAGTAAGTGGCGTTTATAGAGGTACAGCATGGACATACGGAGTTGACTATACTACTAGAGACGAACTATGGGCTGCAACTGGAGTTAGTAGAGAGTTTTTTGGCAGTGTTAGGATACCTGTAAGAGTAGCATCGGTAGATGCAGAAATTGAAGACATGATAGATGCAGGGATACATGTTTGTATTGCAGCAGGTAATAATAGATTTAAAGCAGATGTAATTGGTGGACCAGACTACGATAATACAGTGAATTTTGGAGGTAGTGATTTAGAATATCATAGAGGGAGTTCGCCATACAGCGACGAAGCATTTATGGTAGGCAATCTTGCAGGGTCTGCTTCTACATCATTAGATGTTGTATCTAGCAGTACTACAAGAGGACCTGGCGTAAACATTTATGCACCTGGCGATCAAATAATGAGTACATCGAGTACACTTGCAGACAATGCTTATACAGTATATGATTACCCAGAAGACGATACCTATCAAATTATGAGCATAGGCGGCACAAGTATGGCATCTCCTCAAGTTGCAGGAGTATGTGCATTGCACTTACAATCTCAACCTAATCTTACTCCTGCACAACTACAAAGTAAAATGTTTGCTGATAGTAAAGCAACAATAGATAATACTGGATCTGATACAGATTATGCTAATTACGAAACATCTTTACTCGGGTCACCTAACAGAATGCTTTACAGCAGATACGGTGTTACTGATCCTGTAGTAACTGCTGGAGCAATAAATGTTACTGGAATAACAGGCACAAGCAAACAAATTGATTTTGGTGAAACATTATTAACAGACACAAATTTCTCAATAGAAGTTGGTGGACAAACATATGTTACTGCTGTTAATATTCCTTGGAGCACTAGAACAAATCCAGCTAGAAAGCCTGTATGTTTGGCATTCCATGGCGCAGGCGGCAACGAAACAGGATTCTTATCATCAATATCTGCTGTATTACAAGATCATATTGTAGTCAGTGTATCAGTAGACGGTCAAAATACTTGGAATATATCAAACGAGCCAAATAACGGCCAAGACATAGAAGCAATAAAACAAATTATAGCAAAAGTAAAATTATATACAAACGTTGATACAGATCGTATTAGGATACTTGGGTTGTCAAATGGTGGAGCTCTTGCTTTACGAGCAGCAGTTGAAATAGATGATGCGTCTATTGATGTAGTTTGTTGTATAATTAGTCAAACTAACACTGATCAATATCGAAATAGTAATTTTTATTATCCTAGCGACGAAACATTAACAGGTGATGCTTATGCAAACGATGGATACGACACTGTGCAAGATTCGATGCCACAACGTAAAATATTGCAATTAAACGGTAGGAGTGATACTGTTGTACCATACAACGGCGGAGATTTTGCAGGAATGACTTTCTTAAGTGCAGCAGATAGTGCTTATGCATTAGCACAAAGTCAAGGCTATACAGGAGCTCAGTTAACAGGCTCTGCATACGGAGCAAATAGTACTATTGTCGACTATGGTAATGTAATATTTTTAAATGATGATGCAGGCCATCAATTTTCTTCAGATATGGCAAGGTTAGTAGGAAAATATTTCGAGTCTAATTTTGATATTACATATTAACAGGATAGATGTATGCCGCGATTTGCACAGGGAAAATTTAAACTAAAAAATCCAGACAAGTATATGGGAAACAAAACACCTACTTACAGAAGTAGTTGGGAGTTTGCATTTATGAGATTTTGTGACGAACATCCTAGTGTGTTACAATGGGCAAGTGAAGCAGTAAAAATTCCATATAGAAATCCGCTTACAGGTAAACAAACAATATATGTACCTGACTTCTTTATTGCTTATGCAGGCAGAGATAAAAAACAGCGTGTAGAACTAATCGAAGTCAAGCCAGAAAATCAAACTGTAAAAGAAAAATTAGGACGTAGTCGTGCAAACCAAGCACATTGGATTATTAATCAAGCAAAGTGGGAAGCAGCTAGAGCATGGTGTAAACAAAAAGGTATATTCTTTCGTATAGTTAATGAAGGAGATATTTTCCACCAGGGAAAGAAAAGATAAATAATAGTAGCATATAATGATTGTAACTGATAAAAAAATTATTAAAAAGCGAACTAAAATTTGTAAGTCTTGTGAACATCTTACAGCACTAGGATCTACCTGTAATGTATGTGTTTGTCCAATATTTACAAAAGTAAGAAAAAAGAATACAAGATGCCCTATAGGAAAATGGGAGGCAGTTAAATGACTAAAAAATTAGAAGAGCTTTTAGATCTCCCCGATGCAAAAGAGATAATAAAAAATGCTGAATCGCAAGAAGACGCACAAAAATCTCATGAAATCGAAAGACAGCAAGAAACAATGCGTGATATTGCCGAGTTTGATAAAATTGCTAGTGCGTTACCAGCTGTAAAAGGCCTTGGGGAAATGGCAGATAAAGAACTAAATGAAGTTGCGCAAAAAGCAATGGATGCTTATGACGATCTAATGGATTTAGGTATGAATGTCGAAAGTCGCTACAGTGGCAGAGTTTTTGAAGTAGCAGGCGGAATGCTTAAAACATCATTAGATGCTAAAGTAGCCAAACTAGATAAAAAACTAAAAATGATTGACTTACAACTTAAAAAACAAAAGTTAGATAGCGACAGTGGTTCGGGTGAAGACGGTATGGTTAACGGCGAAGGCTATGTTGTTTCTGACAGAAACAGTTTATTAGAGCGACTAAAAGGTTTAGATAAAGATAAATAATATATAATAGGATATACAGCAATGAGATCATTTACAGACATTTTAACAGAATCTAAAAAAGAATACGAATTCAAAATAGGAATCGCTGGCGAGTTACCAGAAGGTTGCGAAGCAGATATGAAAACCTGTTTAGAAAGATTCAGTGTTGTTAATTGTAGTGCAGGCAAAAAAACACCTATACAAGAGCGTCCATTAGATTTCCCCCAGTTACAAAATATGGAAGTTACTTATTATGAGTGTACTGTAAATTATCCAACAACTGCTGACGTATTACAAAACTACATCGGCAAATGTTGCGGAATTGATCAATCACATATCATTGTACGCAATATGGCAGATCCAAGAGAAGATTATCAAGCACCTAAGTCAGAAGACGCATACGAAACTATGCTTACAAAAGAAGATATGGGTGGCGAAGATGCACAAGCAGACGTAGCAGGAAATCGTGTTATGGATTTGCTAAAAGAATTAGAAACAGCTAGAAAAGAACGTGAACATGATCCCGCTGCCGCAGCACCAACAGGTGAGAGCAAGGACATTGACGCTAGCGAAAACACAAAAGCGGTAGTAGGAGGTTAATACCATGAACATGAAGAAGCTTTTAGAATCAATGCAGGATATAGAAGAGTGCGGGATGGACGAAGCTCCGATGCCAGCTCCGAGTATGGCGCCACCGCCTATGCCACAAAATGACGGCGAACCTGTAAGAATGAATGTTAATATGAGTGCATCAGGTGCAGAACACGTAGCTGATCTTATTGACATGATGAAAAACGCAGGCATGAATGCTGCAAAACCAGTAGATGCAAAAATGCTTGCACCTCGTTTAGATATGGAAAGACTACGTGGCATTGTTGATGAACCAGGCGACGAAGATCCAAACGAAGAACTAGAACCAGTTGATGAAATAGATACTGAAGAAGGTTACGCTAATGAGCCAGAAGAAGAGTTTGGTGATTTATCAGACGCTATTCCAGACGGTGACGATTTGAATCGTAAGAAGAAGCAGTTCAAAGCAGCCCAGCCAGGCGACAATGCGATGGCAATGGAAAATATTAAATCTGCACTGTATGCTGCACTAGCTGAAAAGAAGAAGCCAGACACAAATAAGAATGGTATTCCTGATTATGCAGAAGACGGCAAAGGTCCAAACGATCTTGCTAAAGGCAAAAAAGGTAGCAAGCCTAAAAAAGGCGAAGTACCTCCACAGTTTAAGAAAAATGTAAAAGAAGCAGAAGAAGCCAAAAAACTTCCAAGTGCAAAAGATGTAAAGAAAATGCACGACGACGGTAAATCAAAGCAACAAATTATGGCTGCATACAGCGGTTGCGACAAAGCAAAGATGGAAAAACTTTACGCAAGCTCATGCAGCGGTCATTAAGAACTAGGTAAGGGCGGTCCAATCAAATAGGCACTACGGTGCCTATTTTTTTGAGTAAATACTATATGAGTAGTAAATCCTTAGATGGTGTATTGACTAAAAAGGCAAACACCAAAGATACATATACAGAAGAGCAAATACAGGACTTAATGCAATGTATGGACCCTAACGAAGGGTACCTATATTTTGCACGTAAATTTGCTTATATTCAGCATCCGGTAAAAGGTAAACTTTTATTTGATCCTTTTGAATATCAGTTACGACTGATGCATTCTTACCACAGCTATAGATTTAACATTAACATGATGCCTAGACAAACAGGTAAAACTACTTGTGCGGCAATATATCTTGCATGGTACGCAATGTTTGTACCTGATCAAACTATACTAATTGCAGCACACAAGTACACAGGTGCTCAAGAGATTATGGCACGTATACGTTATGTATACGAAACGTGCGAAGATCATATTAGAGCAGGTGTTACTTCGTATAACAAAGGTAGCATAGAGTTTGAAAACGGAAGTAGAATAGTTAGTCAAACAACAACAGGCAATACAGGACGTGGTATGAGTATCTCGCTCCTATACTGTGACGAGTTTGCATTTGTAATGCCTAACATTGCTGAAGAATTTTGGACTTCTATATCACCTACACTAGCAACAGGTGGTCGTGCTATTATTACTAGTACACCTAACTCAGATGAAGATACGTTTGCTACTATTTGGAAGCAAGCAGAACAAAAATTTGATAATCATGGCAACGAACAAGAAGTTGGCGTTAATGGCTTTCATAGCTTTAGAGCTGAATGGCAAGAACATCCTGATAGAGATGAAGAATGGAAAGAAGCTGAAATAGGACGTATTGGAGAAGAAAAGTTTCGCAGAGAATACGGCTGTGAATTCTTAGTATTTGACGAAACTCTTGTATCAAGTATACACCTTGCATCAATGGAAGGCAGCACACCTGTTCTTAACATGGGTCAAACTCGATGGTACAAGAAACCTACAAACGAGTTTACATATGCAATAGCATTAGATCCAAGTATGGGTACAGGCGGCGACTATGCTGCTATACAAGTATTTGAATTACCTAGTTATACGCAAGTAGCAGAATGGCAACATAATACTACTGCTATTCCTGGACAAATACGAGTACTGGCCGATATATGCAAATATATCGAAAGCCAAACAAAAAATCCAAACGGCATATATTGGAGTGTAGAAAATAACGGCATCGGAGAAGCAGCACTAATCGTTATAAACGATTTTGGGGAAGAAAACATACCAGGACTATTTGTGTCTGAACCTATGAGAAAAGGACATGTGCGCAAATTCCGAAAAGGATTCAACACTACTCATAGTACTAAAATTACTGCCTGTAGTAGATTAAAAACTATGATCGAAAATGATAAATTAATTGTTAAAAGTAAACCGTTATTATCAGAACTAAAGGGATTTGTTGCTACAGGCAGTAGCTACCAAGCAAAATCAGGTATGACTGATGATTTAGTAAGTGCAACATTACTTGCTATTAGAATGATGAGCGTATTAAAAGATTGGGACCCCAGGGTATATAATACGTTTAACCAAGCAGAGGATTTAGAAGACTACGAGCCGCCAATGCCTATCTTTATTAGTAGTAGTTTTTGATAAATATTAATATGAAGAACTTAGATCAAACAGCGAAGCAACTTTTTGCAAAAATTCGTGGACGTTTTCCAGGAGTAACAATCGGCGACAGCGACGGCAACGTAACTACAAATCCTGAGGCTGCAAGATTTTTTGAATTTCCTTTTAAAGAAGGCGACGAAGATCTAGGAAAAATTAGTGTCAGTCTTGAAGAAGAAAACGGCGTAGTAATTATGTACCAAAAAGATGTTGCAGAAAATTCACTAGCAAAATCAAAATGGTATGACTTTTTAAAAGAATTACGTCAATTTGCTAAGAAGCGTATGCTGAACTTCGACACTAGAGATATAACAAAAAGTAATTTAGAAAAAAGAGACTATCAGTATCTAGCCAAACGCCCAGAGGACAGTAACATGAATGAATCAAAAATGTACGGTACTAGTAAACTTAGCTACCAAAACGTAGACAATGCACGTTTAGTAATTAAGCATACCGAAAGCATTAACCAAGAAATACCAGCAGGACGCACACAAAAGATTGGTGCTATATATGTTGAAAATGCCGACGGCGAAAGATTTAAGTATCCATATAAGCACCTAAGCGGTGCAAGAGCAATGGCTCGACACGTTGCAGAAGGCGGTAATCCGTACGATGATTTTGGTAAACACATTACTGGGCTAAGTGAAGAAATGTCAAAATTACGTAAGTTTAAGACTTACATGGGTCGTAGTGCTGTAATGGCAGAAAGTCTAAGTGAGTATATGGATGTTGTTAAAGACCGTGTTTCAACAGTTAAGAAGACAATCGAATCATTACAAAAGCCAAAGTTTTATGCAGAAGCAGTTGAAGCATTTGCTCCAGTTGTAATGGAAGATGTTCCAGCAGACATTGCTGAAAATTGGATTGACCAATTAACTATTAGACAGTTTAATGAAGAACTATCAGATGTATTTCCGTACATATACAAACTAATTGGCGAAGCAACTAAAGCAACAGAACTAGGTCCGGATGATTTAGTAGATGAATCGGCACTAATGGCTTACGCAGGCAAAAAGAAGCACGGTGCTGAATATATGAAAAAGGCTGCACAAGCAGGTCGTGAAGGTGCTAGTCAAGAAGAGCTAGGACGTTTGAAAGACAAGTACAGCAAAGCAGCTAAGACTAAAGAAGAAATTGAACTAGAAGCAGCATTTGAAACAGCACTAGGTCAGTTCTCAGACACTGTATGTGAAGAGTGTGGCAATCAAAGTTGGACTACACTTGAAATGAGTGAAGAAGAAATCGAAGAAGGCGAAAGACACGGTAATAGTAAAATCTATGACAAGTGTTGGAAAGGCTATCGCAAAGTACCTGGCAAGAAAGCCGGAGAAGCAGGCAGCTGTAAAAAAGTCGAAAGCGAAGAAGAAGTAAGCGAAGCATATATTAATACAAGTAAAGATGCTATTGAAGTATTGGGCGCACTACGTGGAATGGGCAAAAAGATTGAACGTGGTCAAGACGATGATCAAGGCAACTTAGCAAATGCGTATGTTGGCGATGTATGGGATGTGTATTCATTTATTGAAGCAAGAACAAATGGGTTTAGCGGACTAGACAAAAATGCTAAAGCAGCAATTGACGCAATGATGAAACTACGTGGCGAAGCAAAGAAACTAGAAACTAAGCCAGGTTCAGGCAAAAATGCACGGTTTGGCAATGCTATTGTAACCACATTGTATCCTGTAATGGAATATCTATATACAACAGACTTTGACAGAAACAAAAAAGAAGATATAGGCGAAAAGCGTTGGAAACAAACTAGTATGTCACCAGACGAAGCAGCAGCAAAGTATGGTAAAGAAAACGTAAAAGTTAAAAAAGGCGGACTACGCAACGGCGACGATATGGTATCAGTATTAACTGATGATGATACTGACGAAGGTAATGCCTACTCAGGTGCTGTAGCACAAGCTAAAAAAGACGGCAAGAAAAAAGGTGATAAGATCCAAGGCCCAGACGGTGACGAGATTACACTTGAAAAAGACGAACAGTCACCATTGAGCGAATTTATATTATCGTACTATGATAGAGAAACAGGCGAGTTTCCAAAAGGCGAAACATCAATACTAACAAAGGTCGAAAAGGATTACGGAGAGCAGTTCATAGAACCAGCTAAGGCGTTTATCGAACAAATTAATGCACTGTATGACCAATACCAAATGGAAACACAACCACAACATATGGAAGTCGACTCAGAGTATAATAGAATGAGAGAATTAGCAGGTTTAAGATAATCTGCTAATTTCTTAAAAAAATTTGTAAAAAGTACTTGACTTTTTATAAATACTGTCGTATAGTATATACTGTGCTATACGAAAAAGGCACAAGTAGCAATGTAGCTACTGCACATAGGCATAACAATTAGGAGGCATAACTATGGCATCATTAGCAGAAATCCGAGCAAAGCTCAAAGAACAAGAAACCCGCTCATCAGGCGGTGGACAATCACAAGGTCCAAACCCAATTTACCCATTTTGGAATATGAAAGAAGGCGAGAGTGCAACTCTACGTTTCCTTCCAGACGGTAACCCAGATAACACATTTTTCTGGGCAGAACGTTTGATGATCAAACTTCCATTTGCTGGTATTAAAGGTCAAACTGATTCGCGACCAGTACAGGTACAAGTTCCATGTATGGAAATGTACGGTGAGTCGTGTCCAATCCTACAAGAAGTACGTGGTTGGTTTAAAGATCCATCATTAGAAGATATGGGTCGTAAGTATTGGAAAAAGCGTTCATACGTATTCCAAGGCTTTGTAACTGACAATCCAATTGCAGACGATCAATCACCTGAAAATCCAATTCGTAGATTTATTATTGGTCCGCAAATCTTCCAGATCATTAAGCAGGCACTTATGGATCCAGACATGGAAGAATTACCAACAGACTACACAGCAGGTGTAGACTTCCGTCTTAACAAAAGTTCTAAAGGCGGCTATGCAGACTATTCAACTTCGAACTGGGCACGTAGAGATCGTCCATTAGGTGATGCTGAAATGCAAGCGGTAAACACGCACGGATTGTTTAATCTAAGTGACTTCCTACCTAAGAAGCCAGACGAAACAGCAGTAAAAGTTCTTACTGAAATGTTTGAAGCAAGTGTAGACGGTGAAGCATACGATCCTGAACGTTGGAGTAACTACTTCCGTCCAGCAGGCGTATCGGCAGCAACTGGTGATCCTAACAAGTCATCTACTCCTGCTCCAGCGGCGACAACTGCTCCAGTAGCAGAAGCAACAGCACCTACAGCGGCTCCAGAAGCACCTACAGCGGCTCCAGAAGCAACTCCAGCACCAGCGGCTGAAGCGGCACCTGCAGATGGCGGTAATGCGCAAGATATTCTTGCAATGATTCGCGCACGTCAAGGTTAATAGAGCAAGCTAAAAGGGTTGCATCTTTAAAAAGCAACCCTTTTTAGTTGCCCAACTTTTTAGATTAGGAGAAATAATATGAAGATTACAGACAAATTATCTAAGGTTGACGAATCGTTTACCGTAAACATGTACGACAATGGCTTAATGTTCGAAGTTGCCGGGCGTGATAGCGAAGACGATTGGGCTACCGCAAAGATTATGTGTACAAGCGTTGACGAGGTTGTTGAGCTTATCAGAGAAGTAACAGAAATGGAGCGTAGTTAATATGGCGAATAAATCATTTGATCCAACGAAGTTTCGAACTTCTTTAACAAAATCTATTTCAGGTATGAGTGCAGGATTTAACGATCCTACCGATTGGATTAGCACAGGTAACTATGCACTTAACTATCTTATCTCAGGAGACTTTAACAAAGGTGTTCCTATGGGTAAGGTTACTGTGTTTGCAGGAGAGTCTGGTGCAGGTAAAAGTTATATCTGTGCAGGCAACATTGTAAAGGCAGCACAAGATCAAGATATCTTTGTAGTACTAATTGACTCAGAGAACGCACTTGACGAATCGTGGCTACACGCACTAGATGTAGACACATCAGAAGAAAAACTACTTAAACTAAACATGAGTATGATTGATGACGTTGCTAAAACTATTTCAACGTTTATGACAGACTACAAATCAATGAACGAAGAAGATCGTCCTAAGGTGTTGTTTGTAATTGATAGTTTGGGTATGTTGCTAACACCTACAGATGTTGATCAGTTTAACAAGGGTGATATGAAAGGTGATATGGGTCGTAAGCCTAAGGCATTGACTTCACTAGTTCGTAACACAGTTAATATGATTGGTTCACATAACGTAGGCTTAGTATGTACTAACCACACTTATGCATCACAGGATATGTTTGATCCAGATGACAAGATTAGTGGCGGTCAAGGCTTTATCTATGCATCTTCAATTGTTGTAGCAATGAAAAAACTAAAACTAAAAGAAGATGAAGACGGTAACAAGATCAGTCAAGTTATGGGTATTCGTGCAGGTTGTAAGGTAATGAAAACTAGATATGCAAAACCTTTCGAGGCAGTGCAGGTTAAAATTCCTTATGAAACAGGCATGAATCCGTATAGCGGACTATTGGAGTTATTCGAAGCAAAAGGTGTTATTGAAAAACAAGGCAATCGTCTAAAGTATGTTTCTAGTGACGGTGAAGAAATTCTCGAATACCGCAAAAAGTGGATTGGAGAAAACCTCAATAAGGTTATGTCAGATTACCTAGTAAAAGAAGCTTCTATGGTAAATATCGACAACACAAACGAAGAAGTTGTGGAAGACCAAATTGAGGAAGCTGAGTTACATGACTGAAGAACATATAGTTGAAATATGGACACTGTTTAAAGAATACATAGATAAAAAACAAGCTGATGTTATTGCGGAAGGTTATATTGACCTTCTAGCTGATTACGGTATACCTGACGAAACACTAAAAGATTGTTTAGGTGCAGATGCTGGATTAGATGAAGCAATTAATTATTATCTTGATCTCGACAGTGACGAAGATGAGGATTGGGAAGACTAATGGGTTGGTATAGCAGTGTAAGCAGAGATATTTCACAAATACCGTCTGCAATACAGTATTTTGAAACAGAACTACTTGATGCAAAACAAGAATGCAAACTTGTAGGCAATGTTGAAAAAAGTGCGGCTGCTATGCCAGGCATTGTTGAACATCGATTTAATCAGCTACAAGAAATTGAAGCAATATTAAATTACCTTAACATTGAGCTACGTAGGTTACGTAGCTCATACTTTAAAAAATATCTTGAGAACTATCAACGAGCTCTGTCAAGCCGTGACGTTGAAAAATACGTAGACGGTGAGACAGACGTTGTTGACTATGAAAAGATTATCAATGAGTTTGCGCTTATGCGCAACAAATGGTTAGGTGTACT